CACCTCGGTGACAACCCATTCGATCCAGACGAAGACGTCCTCCAGCATGCTGCCTGGGACCTCGGGTGCCCTTCTTACGCAGACGTCGACGTCCTGGAAGACGACCTCCTGAAGTTCTTCAGGGGCCTTGCTGACGAGCTCTACAGGGACCTCGAGACCGAGTACGACCACCTCACCAGCGACGAGACCGTGGTCAGCTTCATCCTCGACTACGACGAGGGTCGACTCGTCGAGCCTGAATCTTTCGCCATTTGATCGTTTATCTTTCAAAGATCCGTGTACAATCTATCCAACCAAATGGAGTGATCCATGCCTGTTAAAGAGAAGGCCCCGGCCACCAAAACCCCCGTCCGCGCCGTACCCATCGGTGCTGACGTCGACGCCCTGATCGAGCTGCGCGACAAGAAGCGCAAGCTCGAAGCGTCCATCAAAGATCTTGAGGGCCAAGCCTCCCTGATCGAAGAGCGCCTGATGGAATCGATGGACAAGAACGGCGTCGACAAAGCCACCGGCAAGCTCGGTTCCGTCTCCATCACCAGCAACGTCGTGGCCAACGTCGAAGACTGGGATGCCTTCTACCCCTACATCGCCAAGAACAAGTTCTGGCACCTCCTGCAACGCCGTGTCTCCGACCCTGCTTACCGCGAACTGCTGGAAGCGGGCAAGAAGGTGCCGGGCGTACAGCCGTTCACCAAGAAGAAGCTGAACCTCCGTTCGGCTGCTTGATTCCACCCTGAAAAGGAACCACCATGGCCACTGCCAAAAAGACTGCCGCTGCTCCCAAGCCCGGTACCGCTGTTGCGGTGAAGAAGCCCTCGGGCAACATCGTGTCGATCCAGGAGCAGTTGAAGGCCCAGGCCGCTGCCGCTCAAAACAAGATCGGTGCCCCCACCGGCAACTCGATCCGCTACAGCAAGGGCAAGTTCGTCCTGCCTAACGGTACCGAGGCTGAGACCATCGACGTGGTGATCGTGGACTTCGTGTCCAAGAACGCCTACTACGAAGGCTCCTACGACAAGGACAACATCGTCCCGCCCAACTGCTTCGCGATCCACCCTGAGCCCAAGGGCATGGTCCCGAGCGACAACAGCCCTGACAAACAGTGCGATGAATGTGGCTCTTGCTCCATGAATGCATTCGGCTCGGCCGGTGCTGGCAAGGCTTGCAAGAACACTCGCCTGCTGGCCGTTCTGCCACCTGATGCCGACGCCGATACGCCTCTGTGGACCCTGAGCGTGCCGCCCACGGCCATCAAGGGCTTTGATGGCTACGTCGGTTCGGTGCTGCGCACCTTCCAGATGCCGCCTGTGGCTGTGGTGACCACTGTCTCGCTGGACCCCAACGAAGACTACTTCAAGCCTCTGTTCAGCGATCCTCGCCCGAACGACGGCCTGGAGTCGCACTTCGCCCGCCAGGACGAGGCCAAGGAAGTCCTGATGACCGAACCTGACGTGTCGCAGTTCGGTACCGAGAAGCCCTCCAAGAAGCCTGCCGCCAAGAGCCCTGCTCGCAAGGTGGCTGGTGCACGCCGCTAAGGAGCGCTCATGGCAGTTCGCAAGTGGCATCTCGATAAGGCCCTGGCGTCATACCCGAGCCTGAAAGAAGTGCTCAACGAACTGACCCAGGAGGAAGTCCTCCGCGCATTGGAGCTGGAGAGCGCGACTCTCCGGCGCCAATCGATCATCAAGCGCTTGATCCAACGCTCTGTTCGACTGAACGAAGTCGACTTCAGTGAGCGGCTGAAAAAGAAATACCTGCAAGACTGAATCTTTCAGGAATCTTTCAGCCTTAGCTCAAAACTCCCTCTGTATCGTTTCCGGCTCGTTGCTCTATCAACGACCAAACACCGCGTCGATTCGACGTACTGCCAACAAAGGAGAAACACCATGGCAAAAGCAACCAAGACCCTGACCAAGGACGAAATCAAGGCTCGCAAAGCTGAGCTGAAGACCGCCCTGGGTACCATCAATGCCGAACACGCCAAGTTCGTGAGTGACCACAAGGTCGCTGACAAGGCTCTGGCAGAAGCCAAGAAGGCCGCTGACAAGGCCGTCGCCACTGCCCAGAAGGCCGTGGACGCCGCAACCAAGAAGCTGGAAAAGGCCACCGCCGCCGCTGACAAAGGTCGCGCCAAGGTTGCCGCTGAGCTGACCTCGCTGGAGCCTGTCAAGACCGAGTCCGCCACGGCCTGACCACCAGCCGCCGCAGCAGTACAGCGGGCGGCGCCCGCTGATCACAAACCTACAAAGTAGTGAGAACACATGTCCAAGGACATCATGATTGACCTCGAGACTCTGGGTACCACCGCCAATGCAGTGGTCCTCAGTATCGGTGCGGTGAAGTTCAATCTCGAGACCGGCGAGATCGACGACAACGGCTTTTACGCCTCTGTCTCGATCGAAAGCAACCTCGACCTGGGTCGTCGTATCCAGGAGGACACGCTGCTGTGGTGGCTCAAGAAAGACATCGCCGCTCAATCTGTGTTTCATGAAGCGAAGGTCGATCTCGGTGCGGCATTGACCGAACTGAGTGACTGGATCAGCACAGACGACTTCACGCCCTGGAGTAACGGCGCAGACTTCGATCTCCCGATGCTGGCACACGCCTATGCGCAGCTGAAGGCTGAGGTACCTTGGCAATACTGGAACAGCCGCTGCTTCCGTACCTACAAGAACCTTCCTGGTGCCAAGGCCATCAAAGTTCCGTTCACCGGCGTCAAGCACAACGCTCTGGCTGATGCCTACCATCAGGCCCAGACCGCGTGCGCTATCCATGCGCAGCTGTTCGCCAAGAAGAAGGTGAAGGCATGAGCAACATCGACGCAACTCTGGCTGAACGCGGCACACGCTACGGCGATTTTGCTGGTCACGCCAAGATCACGCAGGGCTTGAAGGACGTGATGCAAAGCTCTCCTAAGTGGGGTTCTTTGCGCCCCGACCAGAAAGAAGCCCTCGAGATGACAGCGCACAAGATCGGGCGCATTCTCAACGGTGACCCGAACTATCACGACTCGTGGCACGACATCAACGGCTACATCAAGCTGGTCGCTGACACGCTGCTCCCAGTTGAAGCGCCGCCAAGTTGGTTCAAACGCAAATGAGTCGTGGACCAGAGAACACCTTCATCGCGAGCGTCCACAAGCATCTGCCTGTGGACCTCTACCGCATGAAGAACCACAACGAGTACAACGGCGGCATCGCCGACTGTTGGTATGACGGTGAACGTGACCTGTGGATCGAATACAAGTTCATCAAGGTGCCTGTGCGCGACGCCACAGTGATCGATCTGATCGACGGTAACGATCCGGCGATCAGCATTCTGCAGCAGACCTGGCTCAAAGATCGTCATACCAACGGTCGCCAGGTTGGCGTCATCGTCGGCTCCGAAAAAGGTGGCGTGTGGTTTCCAGGAATCTCGTGGGAACGTACATACACCGCATCCGAATTCCGTAGCTTACTCGTGCCTCGTGCAAAGTTAGCGGATATCATCTACTCGCTCACCCGAGGTGCGAATGGATGAGTATTTTCTCGAAGGTGCCGAGAGATTAAATGAGGCGATTATCCAGAACGAGATTGCCAAATGCAGCACCAAAGAAAAGCCCCCGCCGCAGTTCGACGGGACATGTGAATGCGGAGAAGTCATCCCCGAGCAACGTGTCGCTCTTGGCTACTACCGCTGTCTGGATTGCCAGAAACTTCGAGAGAAGCGAGGCAAGTAGAAGGATAAAAATGACACCCCAAGGCCACAACGATCTCTTCCCTCTGATCGAAGGCGCACTCAAGGAGGCTACCGAGCCACTTGACTGCAACCAGCTGTTTGACATGGCTGACATCCGTGAGGTTGCACCGTCGGCAAACAGAGTCTCTGATTACCTTGGCGTCTTGTTCCGTCGAGGACTCGTGACCCGAGTAGCCAACACTGACCGTGATGGCTCCAGAGCCCGTTGGAAATACATGTGGCGGGACAAGAAGCCCGCCAAATGGAAGCAAGCCGTTGCGGCAGAAGCTGTAACGTATGCACCAAAAGCGATCCTCGATCGCCCCAATGTGTACATCACCGAGGACGGCGCCAACATTCACATCGAGCTGCCCTCACTTTCGATCACGATCAAGAAGAAATAGTAGTTTCTGGCCATTGCCCGCTTCGGCGGGTTTTTCTCACCCTAGTAATCGTTTATCTATGCACGACTTACTAACGACACACGAGGCCGCGCACGCATCCCGTCAGGGGTGGCAACTGAGCTGGGTTGTGGATGCCACGACCAGCAAGGTAACCGCCGACATCCTGCCAACCTGGACACCGGCTTCTAACAACAACGTGACCAAGGCAACGCGCCTTGTTTGGAACCTTGCCAAGTCGGGCGATGCCGTCGCTCAACGTGCGCTCCAGATGTGCGTGCAGAGCCGCCAAACTCAACCCAAGTCGAAGAGGAAGAAACAATGAGTGGCTTGAAGCCTCAACTCGCCGAAGACGCAATCATTGAGATCGTCGAGTTCCCTTGCTGGGTCCAACCGAAGATCGACGGCGTTCGTGCGCTGAACCTCAACGGTACGTTGACCGGTCGAAGCCTCGATCCTTTCGAAGGCTACGGCATCACCGAATTCTTCAGCCGCCCCGCTTTCATGGGGCTGGACGGCGAGATGATCCTCGGCGATAAGCCGAATTGCACCGAGCGCTTGTGCAGCAAGACCACCGGTGCCATGGGGCGCTTCAAAGGCGTGACTGAGATGGCGGATTTGCACTGGTGGCTGTTCGACTATCTGGCACCGAACGCGCTGGCGCTGCCGTACCAAGATCGCTATGCCCTCTTGGTCGAACGGCTCGAGAAGATCGCTCACCCTCGCCTTCACCTTGTTCCATACGAGGTGGTCCACAACACCGAAGAGCTGCTCGCGGCTATCGCCAAGTACGCCGCGCTGGGCTATGAGGGCACCATCGTCCGCAACCCTCGTGCGCCATACAAAGAAGGGCGCGCGACAAAGAAGGGCCAGCAGCTCTGGCGCGTCAAGCCTTGGGCTGACGCCGAGATCCTGGTCACGGGCATCACTGAGGGTGAAAGCAACCAGAACGCCGCTGAGAAGAGCACGCTGGGACGAACCAAGCGCTCAAGTGCTAAAGCCGGCATGGTGCCAAACGGCCAAGTCGGCTCTATCCAAGGCACGCTGCTGGCCGACTTCCACGACCCGATCACCGGAGCCCTCTTGTTCAAGAAGGGCCTGGAGATCACCGTCAGCCCAGGCGAGATGACTGTGACCGATGCCACGGATCTGTTCAAGCATCCCGAAAAGATCGTCGGCCACATCGTCAAGTTCCAGCACATGACGCATGGGGTCAAGGACCTCCCTCGCTTCCCTGGCTACAAGAGCCATCGTCTGCCACAGGACATGTCATGAACGGCCCGACCATTTTGCCGGACGGCTCCGCTATTGCATTGGCGTCATACCCACTGCCCAAAGATCACTGGCTCTACGCACCTCGCGTGTATCGTGAAGGTGAAGTTGAGCCCGCCGAACTCCCAGCGCCGGTCTTCGAGCGTGGGCAGCATGCGGCGGTTTTGACGGCGGCTGCACGCTATGCCATCCGCGCAGCCACGATGTGCGGTCAGGAGACGGACTTCGATCCTGATGCCCTGGTGCAGAACCTCTTGTACGCACTGTGCGGGCCTGCCAACGGACTCGTCGTGTCCGACCCCGCCGACGAGTTCGCGGGTATGCCGAACGAGGCCTACTTCGGCCTCATGACACCTGCTCCTGTCGATGTCTCGCCTGCTCCTTCACCACGCTGCTGGAGAGGCCAGCCCTGCGACTGCACCAGCTATTGCGGGGATGACAAGGCATGAAGTTCCCGTCCGGTGAGATCCTGCGTAAGGTCTTGGCCGTACTGGTCAAGCCCATGTCCATGAAGCAAATCGCTGAGGCCGCGAAGATATCAACAACCTCCGCGTGGAGGGCAGTGACCGTACTGCACAGCGAGCGACGGATCTACATCTACGCGTACCTACCGACCCTGGGCGACATGAAAAGTCATCGCGCTGCGGTGTACGCCGTCGGTGACAAGCCCGATGCCCCGCCGTTCCCTCGCGGCGAGCCAAGCCGTATCCGCACCTCTCCCGCGCAAACGTATCTGGCCAGCGAGGAACCTGAGTGGAACTACCCGGAAGCAGGTGATGAGCCCGCACCTCTGGGCGTGAAGCTCTGGCTACTCAACTCAGGCGGAGCCGCCACAACCGGCCAGTGGACCACCGGCTCCAACATCATCGCCTGGGCCCGCATGCTCAAGCGCAACAAGGATAAGGAAAGGATCATCCGTGAAAAAAGAACATCTCGTCGAGATGCTGCAGCTGCAGGACACCATGAATTCGTTGGTGAACCCGCAGTGGAAGACAGCGAAGTACCCATGGGCACGGGCCATCTGGGTTGAAGCTGCTGAGCTGATGGACCACATCGGTTGGAAATGGTGGAAAGCCCAAGGCACGAACCACGTCCAGGCCCAGATTGAATTGGTCGACATCTGGCACTTCATTCTGTCGATGTGGGCCGAGCGTACGAACGACTACGATGCAGCGGCTCAGTTGATCTCCGAGCGACTCACTGACAAGGGCTACCGTGTCGGCGCGTACCAAGGCAAGGTCGTCGCGATGGATGACCTCGGCCTGCGCGAGCGCGTCGATCTCCTGGCTTCGTCTGCTGCCATGGGCAACGACGTGACTTCTTTCTTCGCTTCAGTCTGCGAAGAGCTGAACCTCAACTGGGATGAGCTGCGCCGCCTGTACGTGGCCAAAAACGTCCTCAACATCTTCCGCCAGAAGAACGGCTACAAGGAAGGCACCT